CGCACCGGCACCTGCGCCGGCCACCTGCCCCGGCGGGTCGACCGTGTATTCCGCAGATGATGCCGGGAACGCCACGGCGTGCCTGCCGAACGTCTGCCTGACGTTGCCGAGCATGCCTGACCCGAACCATCCGGAGTGCGACGCGCCGTTCAGGCCCTAAAGCCCCGCGGTCTTCAGCCGCTGGTCCAGTTGCGCGGTCTGCGCGAGGAGCAACCCGATGAAGTCGATCGACTCCGGAACGGGCTTGCCCTGATCGTCCAGCACCAGGCGGGATCCGACCATGGCGTCGTTCTCCGTCACCGGTTCCTCAGCGAAGACCACGAATCGGCGGAGGTGGTCATCCGCAGCGAGGTGCTCGGCGATGTGCCCGAGGCGTGGGGTGAGGTCTGGGTCCTCTCGCATGGCGTACGAGCTCAGCTGGGGGAAGACCGGGCCGAGTGAGGCAGGATCCACCGGTTCGATATTCACCTTGTAGCGTGCGGACGATGCGCCCTTCGACACGCGCCCGTCGACGTTCAGGTAGCAGATGGTGTACCCGGATACCGCCGGGGTCGCGTTCGGCGTGAAGATGTCCCCAGCCGATGTCGTCGTGCCGGTGACCGACAGGTTCCCCGCAGTGGACACGTCAGACGACGCGGCCACGGTCGTCGGTG